AACATTATTGGTTAAATCAGGACTATTAAATACATTAATAAATATAGCTCTAGACTTAGTAGTAGAAGATAAATCTATTTCGCCGTCATATATAGTAGTATTTATTGGAGTTTCTGTAATTGAACGAGTTAATTCTTCCGGTAATACTGGAGATACTGGACTGCTAATATTACTATATAAAGCTGATTGATTCTCTGTAAAAATACCTGGTGAATAATCTACTAAGACTAGTCTTGCATTCTTATTATCTAAAGGCTCTATACTTAATACTATTAAATCATTTATGGCTGTATCTGTTTTACCTATTAAGAATAGGTCTCCTTCATCTGGTACTGGTGAGCCACTAGGGGCACTTTGAGAAACTGTGTATGTTAAATTAGTATAATATTTTGTTTCTGGTACGGTTAAAGTTCCTAGCTCAAAGGCTCCATTACTTAGTCTAACTCTAATTATATAATTTGTACCTGCTTCTAATAGTACTACATCATCTAAAGTTACCTGCCTTTGAGAGCCTACTATTGTTACAGTTCCAAACCTGCCAGAAGCTGTGCCCCATAACGGAACATCATGAGCAACTTTTACACGATCTCCACGATTACATACTAAATACTCTAAATCTGTATTTAAAGTATATCGCTCAGGCCTGTGATTTACTTGTGCTAAATTCCACCTTATATGCTTTACTGCCGCAGCCTCGTTTGTAATTCCTGGTAGGGATATTTGCTCATAAATTGTAGAATTAGTAGAATTTTTACCGGTATTATATACTACTATTTCTCTATCTTGGTATCCGTTTTCTTCGTCTCTTATAACGCATCTAAAAGCATCGGGGGTTCTTGGTATTGCGCGAACGCCTTCGAATCCCCATGAATTGTGTGGGGTAAAATGCTGGGCAATAGTATCACGTTCTTTATCTACTACCACAGACCACTTACCGTCTTTTAATAGTGGACTTGCTCGCCCTGCTGCACAAATATCTCTGAGTACGTCCATTACGCTACTGATATTATCTATTACTGTATTAAAAGTGAAGTTATTTTGATTACAGTAATAATGCCATTCTTTTATAGTATCTAAGTCTACTAGCTGTTCAAGTGCAGTTAGATTAGGTGCATCTATTCTATAAGCATTAGCTGGGTGCATTAGTACATATAGGAATAAGCTAGCTGGATTATTTATTACTTCTCGTCTCCATTCGCCTACAAGTATGTTGCTACTATTTGTAGGATACCAGTTATAACCAACTGATTGCACTACCCCATTAATTCCATCTACTTGACCATTGACTTTGGCCGAAGACTGTAGTCTTACAGCAGTACGTAATACTGGTATATCATGTAAAGTTCCGTCTGATAGATATTTTGGTGCAACAAAATTATCCTGATTTGTATAGCCGGTAACAGCGTATAATAAGCCCTTAGACATTATTCTATAAGGAGTAACATCCCCCTGTCTATGCCTATATGTTACTTTTGCTTCACAAAGTGTCTCTGTTTTATTTATATCAGAGTAGAGTTTTATTATATAAGTGTATAATTGGTCAACTACAAAACTAGTAGAAGTATAAGCCGAGGGCTCAAATAGAATAAAGTTATTGAACTTTATAGGGGTAGGCTCTGTTTCAGCCTCATTATAAATAGTATAATAACAATTATCTGCACTAGAAAGATCTCGTCTATTTCCTGTGGCTTGTAAGTCTTGAGTAGCTTTAAAAAACTTAATCCAATTACCTCCATAAGCAGGAAGATATACTAAATTGTCAGCATTTATAGTGTATAAATCTGGTTGGGTGGCTGATTTCTCTACTTTTTGTATAAGTGAGAAATCATATGTATTACCACTACCATTCATTGCTTTAATGTTATATACTATATTTCCGCTAGTAAAACCTGGCGAAATACTTTGTATATCATTAAATATTAGTTCTCTATTTCCTTCATTGGGATTTATATAGTGGGACCCCAGTGTAACTCCTGTGGGTGCTATTACACTTTCTAGCCTCCACTCATTTTTATTAAGTGAAGGTGTATCCACGCATTTTAAATATGTATCTCTACCAAGTGCTACTACTATTACGTTAGCCGTGTATCCCAAATAATTATTATTTGGAATTTTAGAATACGAACGCATTATGCCTGGTACAGGAATAACCCAACCATCGTATTCAGACGTAGCATCGTTTATTCTACGCATACGTATTTTATAGTCGCCTGGGGCTACAGCAATTTCTTTAGTAGTATAGTTAAATGCATCCTTTTTTAGCTCGGTTAAGGAGATAATATTAACACCATCTCCAGTTATTATGGTACCAGAGCTTATTTTTACCAGTAGGCCATCAGCCATATTTTCTCCTAATTTTAATATCCAGTACCGTTTCCGTAGTCTATGGGGGTAGGATCATAATAATCTTCATAAGTAAAGGCCAGCCCGGTTTTACTTATTCCTGGTGCAGTAGTATGATCTATTTTGAAAGTATACCCGGTAGTATCTATCCACACACTCAGTAAAGGTATTGTTCCAGATTCTGTTGCAAAAGTAGGGTAAGTAGCTGTAGCTGTAGCTGTTACACCGTCTCCATAATATCCTCCTGCTATTGATTGGGCAAGAGCTGAGCTTTGAGAGGCTTGCGTTAGATTACCATAAGTAAATATATCAGCAGGCTTACCGTACTTACTTACTAAAATATTATTACGTAAGCCTAGTATACACCATCTACCTACTTCGAATACATTGCCATTAATATCCGCAAATTTTGGTGGCTTACTAACAACCGTATTAGTATTACTAGGCAGTGATAATATGTTACTATCTACTCCCGCACTATTAAATGGTTCGTAGGTTTGTGTGCCAGGAATACGTTTTGCGTATTCTAACAGGAATGAAGCAGTAGCTGGTTCTGTTGTACCAGCATCGCCGCCTCCAGTCCATATTTTGCGTAAACCTTCTGGAAAGCTGAGTGTAACTGTAAATTTATTTATTTTATTTGCAGTTTCTAAGCTTTCATCCTCAAGTATTACTTCTTTCCACGGACCTGGAATACCTACTTGAGCATCTGCTGTAAGCTCTTGATTAGGATATACTTGCTTTATATCTGTAGAAAATATGGTTTTAAATAAAGCAATCTGTGAAGCATCTGTAGTAGTACCGCGATTATCTAGCGTAACTACTTCTGGAGGATTACCATTAGCTATGTATTCGGCAACAGTAACTCCTCCGACCATAAGAGTGCCTTCATCTAAATATATATCTCCTGCTCCCCAACATAAGTTCATACTCATATAACTAGTATATTCTTCTGCTTTTATGAAGCTGGAAGATGCCAGTGGTGGCGTCATACGCATTTTTCCAAGTACTACAGGTACAGGACCGTATGGATTACGTTGGTTAGATCCTCCACTAAACATATTTAGCCCTGCAGCAGATCCTGGATCACTTGGTGAGTCTTGTTTTGGAAGCCTTACTGGTGCAATTGCATCTACCAACATCATACCAACCATCATAACTCCTTGTGCTACCAAAGCCCCTGCAAACGCAATACTTCCCGGTATAACAGTAGGTGCAGCTAGTCCAGCTGTGGCTGCAGCTGCTGATAGTCCCTGCATTTGACCAAGCACGTACCATTGCTGAGTCATAATGGCAGCAAACATAACAACTATCATTAGTATGCTACGTAGTGGGTTACTTCCCTCAGGGACTAGTCTATATTCTACTGTATCGAATTTTGTTAATTTTCTTTCAAAATCTTCAGGTGTGGCTAATTTACCATTTAGCAGTACTACTACTTTGGACTTTAATCTGGCTGATATTTTATACTTTTCGGTAATTTGTTCTAGTACGGATTTTAATGTTACACCTTCGCTAAGTACTTCGGTATAGCGTTGTGTTTTTAGCGGATTTGGTACTGCATTAACTAGTATTCCACTATTTTCTGAGTATTTAAAGAAGCCTACTACTCTATCTTTCCACATACTAGAATTAAGTGATTCTATTACGCTACTATGATTTTCGCGAGCGTGCAGAAATTTATTATTTCCTATATAAATTCCTACGTGCGATTCGCGACCAAGTACGCGAAACAGAACCACACTACCTATAGTTCTTGATAGGTCAGGTTGCCAGTTTTCTCTATTTTGTGCGAGTAGCTCTGAGGTTGCATCTACGTCTCTGGAACCTAGATACTGCGTATCGAAACTAGGTAACTCAATTCCATACTCGCGTTTATATACTAACCTTACTAAGCCCCAGCAATCTAATCCGGCTTCAGTTCTACCATTATCCTGGTACGGGATGCCAACATATTTATTATACCACATTTAGAATAGTCCTGGAAAATTTCGTGGAGTAAAGCTAAGGCTAGGAAATGGCTCGCTTTGGTAGCTAAGCATACTGACGTCACACTGTACGCTATCTGCGTTATATGTAATAGAATTAATGTATAACTGGGAAAAAGTAATTTCTGGATTTCCACCATTGTTAGTACAATTAGGATCTGTACTTAGTATAAGTTCTAGTTTAAGTTTTGGAGGTCTTAAAATTGTTCCACGTATTACTGGTATTAATAGCTGTGTAACATCCATAATTGACAAACTGCAGCGAGGAACTCCGGATTCTTCTTCGGACGGCAGAGTTACTGTAATGGGTAGAAAGACGTATTTTTGCCCACGACTTTCTACCCCGTATACTATTTGTTCGTCATTAGTAAGTTGATTGCCCATACTATCAGTACCATACAATCTACTTATATAATTATCACATATACGTATTACAGTATTATTATTATCAAAATCACTAATACTCAGCAAAGTAATTAAGTCAGCGCTACTTTCGGGAGAAAATATAGCTTTTAGCGCTTCAGGAGACATAGAGGATAATCTACTCATGGTAATATCTCAAACTGTAATGACACAGTATAGTATCCTGGTGCTGCATATGTAAGTGTGTACAGAGTACCCTCCTGTTGAGGTACTATTCGTACCTCAACAGTGGTATTTTTTCTAGGATGTGTGAAGGTGAATCTGCGTGTGCCAAATATTATATTTTGTGTAAAATTTTCTAACGTAGATACTTGCGCACTAGTCATTAAAAACTGCACATTTAACA